AATTCCATCCACACGTTCCCGATGCGTAATCTGAGTGGAAAGTTTGTGGAGCGCACAAAGCTGTTGAGTAGCTCCTGCGTTCGCGTAGAGGATTTGTTTACCATTGAGTGTTAGCAAGTCAAAGGGTTTAGCGGCTGGATCGAGACCAACTTGGCGGCAGCGATACAAGTAATACTCTTTCTTCTGATCCTCGTTCAGTCCAGACAAGTCACCACGCAACACAATGGATGATTGGATAGCAGGATCAAGCACGGCAATTGCCGACTCCCCCGCCATGTTGACTACATTACTCATTGCGGCATCTCCTTTACAGACGGAAGATCGTTTATATTCAATTCTGCCGCCATAACATCAAAATTGTGTCCGGCTACTAAAACTATATGAGCAATTGCTCTTTCCAAGTCTTCCATTCTTTCTAATAGATCATCTGTTCTGTCAAAAAGTTTTTTAAGAGTACCCATCATTACTTCTGCTAATTCACGATCAACTGTATTCATTTCTGATCTCCTATTTCAAAAGGAAACGGCGTGAACCGGGTTGTTCAACCACAAACTTGTCATACATCTCTGGCATGGCATTACGGAACAAGTCTTTAGAAAAGGATTTAGTCGATTTGCTGGCCTTCCAAGTAGCTAGGATTCGACCGTCATAGGTTGCCAGTTGACTGGCTTCCATCATGTAGCCTTGCACTTTGGCAGCTAGGGCATCTTCCTGCGCTTCTAATACTTTGCGCTGTTCTTTGACAATCTTCAGCATCTCACAAATGTTTTCCAATTCTTGATTGGCTAACAGGCTGTTGCCATTGTCTTCCTTGTACACAATCTTGGCAGCATCACCCATCGTTTCAGGGTCAAAGTTCCTAGCCTTAATCCTGCCCCAAAACTGTGCCATCTCTCTGGCGTGTAAATCCCATTGCTCTTCTGAGAAATGCTGTGGATAGTGGCAGATTTCCTGACCGCCAAAGCAGACCACCAAGACTACGTTAGGGATACGGTGGACTAAGGATTCATGTAGGCACTGCACACGGTAGCCTGTATCAATGTCAGTTGTACCATCGTCGCCATACTTCTTGCGCTGGTGGATACCTAAATTCTTGACCTCATATAGTGTCTGCCCATCCTCTGAAATGTAATCAAAGTGTGAGGCAAGAAAGGAATGTTGCGGATGGTACAGAGCATAGTCAGCATCTTTGAAATTGATGCGTTGTCTGCGTGCAAACTCGCGCATGATAGGTTCCTGCATTACTAAACCCATTTGCACAGCTTCTACGTTGGATAAGTCATCTAACGGTTTAACGCCAATCTTCTCAGCGTAAACCTCACCGCTTCTACCTTCAACGAAACGGCGTGCATCGTTAGACCATAGTGCGTTATTACGCACTTCGGGTGAAAAGTCACTCATATTTAGCCCCAATCAGTTATCGTCCTGATCCCACAATAAGACTGATAGCAACAGGACAATAATTGCTACTAGCCCACCAGCACCCACTAATGCAGCGCCGATAAAAGTTATTACTTGAAAGGTGTTCAAGCGTTCTTTTCCTTTAATTTAGCTTCGATATATCGCCATGTATCAATCATGCCGACGTACTCACCATCAGCACTACGAGCGCCGCCATAGGCACTGCGAACTGGATCAGACCAGTAATCCATCGCCTCACTCATCTCCTCATCCGTTAGCCCCTGCCATTCGCGCTGTGCTTCGACTGAGCGGTTCATCATCTCTACGTAGTTTTTCAGCCGGTGCAACTCCAGTTCGACTTCTTTAAGTTTTTCAATTGCTGCAAATGTTTTATCCATTATTCTTCTCCTTCAGCTTGGCTTCGATGGCGCGGGCATTTTCCACTCTGTTGCACCACGTTCAGCAACGGCTTGCATATACGATAGCTCTCGTACTTTTATCCATGCAATTGGTTTCATACATACCCATCCATCTGAAATTTAAGTTTCGCTTCTTCTAACGCGCCAATAATTACCAGCCGATCAGCCGCTGTACTAGCCTTGATCTTGAACTGCCCTCGGTCTTTCCAGAAGCACAGCACAATTACGCTGTCTGGTTCCTCGTCGATAGCTTCGTTCAGAATAATCTTTGCCTGCACCTTGTGATGGTCAGGGATAGTTGCGGTTTTGAGTTTGCTCATTCGTTCTTCCCTTTGTAAAGCGGCAACCAACCGTTTTCTTTTGCCCAATCTTTGTACACAGTCACGTTACCGTATGCTCCGGGTTCATGCCACGCCACCGGCTCCGGTTCAGGCTGCGCGAGTAACGGCTCAATGATGTCGATTGCTGCATACACCTCATCGTCGTGCGTAGTCAGGTCTTCTACTGCTCGCAAAGAATCTAGCACCTGCTGCGCTTCCTCGCGTGTTAGTGTGATCATGGCGCACCCCTTTCGCGGATAGCAAAGGCATATTGGCTACCAAAGTAAAGGTCATCATCTTCAACCATCTCACATAGCTTCGCACATTCCTCTCGCTCTGCTGCTGCAATTAGGTTGGCAAAGCGTTCGAGTTTATCTGCCCATATTGAACCGTAATGCTGATCGTCAAGACAGTCTGTTTCCCGCGCCATCCTCATGATGTCATCTCTCGTCATAGTTTCCTCTGGCAAGTGAAGGCCTGAATATCCACCCTGAAGGCCGCAGCAAACCTGCAATCAGCGGCTATGCGGCTCTCAGTTTGAACAGCGCCAATGTAGTAGCTAATGATGAGTAGGACGATGGTGAACACCGACCTAGCCCACCAGCGGTGAATAGCCTCGACGCCTTGTTTCAGCACCTTGACGATCATCTCGCGCTCAGAAGGGGCTATCACGCATGGCCTCTTCGAACTCAAGCCTAGCCTTTTCTCTGGCGATCTGAGTATCTTCAACTAAGACAAACCATTGCGCATTAGGCCCACAGTCAATGTCACGCTTAGACTGCCGTTGAGCATAGCAATAAGGAAACTCTTCCTTGCCGGTAACAAGGCTACGTTCAGTGGTAACAGGATTGATGCAACGGTCTTTCTGACCGTGTTCATTGCCAAAGAAGAAGCAATCAACACAGAGTTTGATGTCTTTAATGTAAGTCATGGATAAGCCCCTAAATGGATGGAATAACGGATTAGGCGTCGAGTTCTACCAATTGGAAACGGCGTTCACGAAGGCGAAGAACAGAAGCAGACAGGTGATGAACAGACGCTTTAGCACGGTCTAAAGCAGCTTGAGCAGCAGCTTCCTGCAAGCGAATACGGTCTATAAGGTCTGTGTCTTGACGAGGATCGAATAGATCCTGATGGGTGTAAATCATTGGAACCTCCCTGATTAGGAAACGGATAATGTGCATCAGCACACGCGCACAATAGTTCACAGAATACACAAAGTCAACAACTATTTTGAGAGATAGAGTGAAAGGCATTATCCCCTGTGGATAAGTCTGTGGATAAGTAGGGTACTTTCTTTTTGGCAAGTGGAACACCTATATAAATATATCTATACGTTTACTATAGTCTAAGTAAACGTATAGCTATACGTTTCCTAGATATATACGGTTACTATAGCTATACGGTAACTATAGCTATAGGGTAAACCGTAATATGGGTATACGAGGGTCTATCGTTCTAACATCTATCTCTCAAAACTTATAGGTATAGTCGTTTACTAGGACTATACGTTTACTTTCCTATACGGTTTCTAAATCTATACGGTTCCTATACATATAGGTAGGCGCGTGTCAATTTGGAAACATGATTTCCGATTTTTTTTGAGGATTCAAATGTCAAAGGAATGAACCTGCATTTGTTGCCAAACAAGCTAGGGTTGAGTTTTGCATAGGGGGTTTTTGAAAAGCGGATTGGCGGCGAGTGGCAAGAATCAATTCTGAGGGGGTTTTTAGGGCTTCTGAGGGCTTCAAAAGTTTAGGGAATAGTAGGATGAGGGTAGAAAAGAAAAAGCCCCTAAAAGGGGCTTAATCGGTAAGGGTAGATTGTTGTCAGAATATCAGCATACCGAGAATTAAAATCAGGTACAGCACGAAGCAAATGACTAGCGCCATTGCATAAAAGAAAATCCCGCCTTGTTCCATTTTTTCGTCGAATTGTTCGCCGAGCTTTTTCATAGTTGCCCCCTTAGAATCGCTCAAAGATACCGATTGAACCGTTATTTCGGACTGTTACCTGATAGCCAATTGACGTTTTTGTGATGCAATACTTGGCACGATTGGCGCGATACCAGCGTAACTTGTTTGCAAGATATTTCCGATTGAAAATATGACTGCAAAACTGCGGTTCATCCTGAAAGTAGAATTTGTAGCCTTGTTTCATGGTAGCCCCTTTGTAGATTAGGAAATGGCACAAAACGTGCCCAAAAGCCCCGTATAGGGGCTTTTAGTCATGCTCTATGCTGCAATTGCTTCAGTAACTTGCTCAGTCTCGTTCACTTGCTCACCAGTCAGATAATCCAAAGCATTTTGTGCTTTAGCTGCCGCTGAGAGAATGAATTTCTTGTCATTCCGCAAAGCCTGTAGCCAATTCTCAATGTATCCGGCATGGCGCAAATCGCCGTCGATTCCGCATTTTGCGCAAAGCATAGCAGCGCCCAATTCCGCAACTAATTCCTCGAAAGCATAATTTTCGCTTCCGAATCTGGCCGGAGTGATGCGCTTTAATCGCTTTTCGTGTCCGCTTGCATGGACTGATTCATGTAACAGGGTTGCGTAATAGTTACCGCGAGAATCAAATGCCGCTTGTGGTGGCATCACAATGGCGTCAGTGCTAGGCCTGTAATAAGCGCTGTCACCAGCGTGTGTTAGCCCGCCGGATAATTGCAAGCGGGAAACAATCTGATCAGCTTCGTCGCAAGCATTCCAATCTACCGCTGGTATCTCAGGCATTGGCGGCAGTTCAATGCCGGAACATTGTTCAATGTTGAAAACATAATAGTGTTTGATGAAAGCATAAGCAGAAGTTACTGATTCACCCTTATCGCCAATTGTTTCGCGGCGGTGAACATTCCAATAGACAACCGGCGTCCCCTTCTGATCAGCTAATACGGTGCCACCGAGTTGCTGGGCTTGCTTGAAAGTAACGTAATAGGGGATAGCGAATGGCTGCATTGACAGCCAAAAGTGATTGATACCCCTGTAAACAGTGCCAGAAGCCGGATTGAATGGCATACCCTGCCCCGGTTGCTGTTTCAGATACCGCCAAGGCTTTACCCACGGCGTAGCCCCTTTTTCTAGCTCGGAAATGATTCTGTCGGTAATTTGCTGCGCAATATCGATTTTCATAATTAACCCCTGTTCAGGCTTTGAGTTTGCGGTAAAGCGCTTGTGCTTCGGCGCTCAGGTTGTCGATGTACGAATCGAATCGACCTAGCAACTCAGCACCTTCAACATCGTCTGCTAGTACGTTATATAGACTCCACAACTCGCTACCAGCACCGCTTACCTTGCTCGCTTCATATAGACGGTTTGCAATATCTTTCATTGTTTTCCCCTGATAAGTTTAGGAATATGCACTTAGTGCATAGGTTCAAATATAGATGAGTGTATGCATTAACTCAAGGGGCATCTATATATATATAGGTATATATTTTTCTATTGGCTTGTATATAGGGATATAGGTAATCTATTAGGGATAGTTGCTCGGGTGATAATTGATATATTGTCAATCTTCGCGCCCTTGCATATTTATTAACAAGGGGCAATAGGGTTGTTTCTTATGCAATATTGTCTATCGGTCAATTACCAAAGGGTCAACGGTGCCATTCATGCAATTGTCGTCATGACAAGGGCATAGGTCTGACCTATTGGGAACGGTCAGTCAATAGGGATTGGACTGTTATGTTTGTGGCAATGCGATGGGTCTTGACCCTCCGTGGTTGCGCGCCCTATCCCCCTCCCCGCCCCAAGGAAAAAAGGGTTTTCCCCTTTCCAATTTATGCTACAGTTGGTTTACTGTATTAACGGAGGTGCGAATGTATGAAATAGATAGCGATGTACCGATTCCTGAAGTTAAGGTTCGGCATAACTACCCGCATGAGGCTTTGCAGGTGGGTGAGAGTTTCTTTGTGCCGGGTGGGAATATGAATGTCTTGTGTAATTACAACCGAATCAGGGGTAAGCGGTTGGAGAGGAAGTTTGTGTGCCGTCGGGAGGGTGACGGTATTCGGGTATGGCGAATTGAATAGGAGGGGCTATGTTGAACGCAAAGAAGGCGCACGCCTTGTTCGATCATTTGAAGGATAGGTTTGGGTTGAGGAATGACCGGGAGTTGGCAGCAGCTTTAGGTTTGCAGTCTTCCGGGTATGTGAGCCGGGTACGGCATGGGCATTTGCCAGTCAGTGCTGAGTTGATGTTGAAGATACATGATGCCTTTGGATTGGAGATTCGTGAGATCAAGGCTTTGGCGCAAGAGGCAGATGGACAGTCCTGACCGCTACAAGGAGGAGCTGTTGTTGTCGCGCCAGATGTTGCGCTATGAGATGAGGAATGCCATTGCCGCACAGGATG